CTGCACTGGTTCAAACAGTTCCTTGATTCTGATGCGGATATATACTGTCAGAAGTACACGATTGATGATAATCCGTTCAATGATCCGACTTTCGTGCAGGAGCTTAAGAAGGAATATGCAGGCACCGTGTATTATGATCGTTATATCCTCGGCGAGTGGGTGAACGCAGAGGGCATTGTATACTCAATGTTCGATGAAGACAGGCACGTAACCGCCAAGGAGCTTGATTTCAAGCCTGTTTACTATGTGTCATGCGACTACGGAACGCAGAATGCAACTGTATTCCTGCTATGGCATAAGCTGCAAGACGGCCGCTGGCTCTGCGAGAAAGAGTATTACTACAGTGGACGGCAAGAGATACGGCAGAAAACAGACGAACAATACTGCGATGACCTGATAAAATTCCTTGACGGAATCAAAATCAACGGAATGTTTGTTGACCCTTCGGCCGCTTCTTTTATAGCAGCTCTGCGAAAGCGTGGAATAGTCGTTTACCATGCCAAGAATGCAGTGCTTGACGGTATACGCTTCACAGCAACACTGCTTAATAAAGGCAGCATACTTTTCAGACCTGGTTGCAAGAATACAATACAGGAGTTCAGCTTGTATAGCTGGAAGCCTGACACAACAGAAGATGAAGTAATCAAAGAGAACGATCACTGCATGGATGCTATGCGATACTTCTGCTATACTCACCTTGCAACAAGCAAGGCCGGAACATCAAAACTGAGAGGATAGGAGTGAAACAATGCCTTTTATACTGAATACAGACAAAGAGATAACACCGGAGTTGATAGCAAGCTATATAAAGATTCATCGTGATGCGCTGAGTGAAAGATATCAGAAGCTTCAGGACTACTACGAGGGCAGGCACGATATCTTGAAGAGAAAGCCAAGGAGGGAGGATGACCCCTGCAACAATATCGCCGTTCCGTTCCCGAAGTATATCACGGATATGGCCGCTGGTTATCATATCGGCGAGGGCGTTGCATATCAGTCGGATGAAGAAAACCTTGACGATTTGAACAAGCTGTATAAACGTGCTGAGGTTGACGTTCAGGACATGGACAATGCCAAGTATCAGAGCATATACGGTGTTGCATATGAGATTGTATACATGAGTTCCGATGATTCACCAACACCGAAAACAGCAAGCATACATCCTTCGCAGGCGTTTGTTATTTATAACAGCACTGTCGAGCTTCATCCGGTGGCCGGTGTTTACTACTACGAGATACACGACAAGCAGACACAGGCTGTTAATGGCTTTGTGGTAGAGGCTACGACAGCAAATGCTAAGATAAAATTCAAGGCAACAAAAGATTATGCGATAGACGGAGAGGTAACAGCAGAGGCTAATCCGTTCGGCATGGTAACTCTCATTGAGATATACAACAATGACGAGAAGCAGGGAGACTTTGAGCAGGTTATACCGCTGATAGACGGCTATAACAAGCAGCAGTCAAACAGAGTTGATGACAAGGAAAACTTTGTCAACTCTCTCATGGTGCTGAAAGGCCAGACATTAGGCGATACAGACGGCGAAAAGGCTGATACATACCGGAGCATCAAGGAGAACGGTGTTATTGAGCTTACGCCTGACGGAGATCTATCCTTCCTCACAAGGCAGGGTGATGCACAGGGCGATGATATGTTACGTCAGAGCCTTGCAGACGATATCCATAAGTTCTCTTATGTTCCGTCATTCACAGATAAGGACTTCGCCGGAAATGTAAGCGGTGTAGCAATGCAGTTCAAGCTCTTCGGGCTGAATCAGCTCATGAAAAGCAAGGACAGATACACAAAAGAAGGCTTAAGATACCGTATAAAGCTATTCTCAGCTATTATGCAGGCCAAGGGCATGAAACCTGTTGACCCTGCTTCTGTTAACATTACGATAACGCACAGTATGCCGAAGAACCTGCAGGAAATAGCACAGGTCATCGGCAGCCTTGAAGGAGTATGCAGCAAAGAAACGCTTGTCGCTCAGCTCCCCTTTGTTGATGATCCGGAAGCAGAGGTCAAGAAAGCTGATGAAGAACGTCAGAGGCTAATGGATGAACAGTTCGTCATGGCATCATCCAAGGCCGCAGAAATGAACGAGAATGAGGAATAAGCAATACTGGACAGATAGAGCCAATAGAAGAATGGACAGTTATACGCTGTCCGCTATTGAGCAATCAAAGGTCATTAACAAGGCTTATAACCGCACAAAGGCGTATGTAGAGGCTGAGATATCAAAGATATTGAAGCATACCGGCGGTGAGGACACGCTTGCTTATGAATACCGTATGAAGCGGCTGAACGCTCTTTTGAAGACTACCGAAGAGAAAATGAAAGAGCTTTACGGAATCAATGTGAGCGATACCACAGCATTTCTGAAAAGCATCATCCCCGAGGCCTATTATCACACTATCTTTGACATAGCTCAGGGAGTGGGAGAACAGCCTGTATTTGCTGCCGTCAACGATAAGCTTATCAATGCCATAGTGAAAGAGCCGTGGAGCGGTGAGAACTACTCTAAGCGCATATGGAAGAACACAAACAAGCTTGCAGACGATGTGCGAGAAGTCCTGACAGAAGCGGCCATGAGCGGCGAAAGCATTTGCAAGACCTCTCGCAAGCTCTCAGATGCGTTTGATACGTCCGCTTATAATAGCCAACGTCTTATACGCACAGAGACAACATATGCCTGTAATCAAGCGGAAATGGCCTCATATGAAGCCTTAGACATTGACAAGTATAGATTTGTTGCGACACTCGATACACGTACTTCACCGATATGTCAGAAGCTTGACGGAGAAGTATTTGACACAAAGGATGCACAGGCAGGAAAGAACCTTCCGGCAATGCATCCGAATTGCCGTTCTACCACTATTCCCTATTTTGAAGAGGGTATGCCCGAAGAGAGGATAGCAAGAGACAAGGACGGCAAGAGAATCAAAGTCCCTGCGGATATGAAATACGATGACTGGTACAAGCAGTATATCAATCCAGAGGGACCGCCGAAGCCTAACAAGGGCAGTACACCACCACCGGCGCAGAAGCCGCCTGAAAAGCAATCTGAAAAGCCCCAGGCGAAACCAGAACAGCCGAAACCAGTTGACGTTGAAATACCACCGCCAGAGCAGAAGAAGCCGGAATACGTTGATACACCGATACCGAAAAAGCCTGTTGAAGTTCCGAAGCCAGAGGCAAGACCGGCAGAAGAACCAGTAAAGCCGAAAACTATAAAAACGAGAGCAGATGCAGAAGATTATTTCAGCGATGTATTTTCAAGTGTTGAAAAGAATGTGTCTGCGCTTGACGAACAGCTCGTTATTGAAAATGCAATCCAACTTCAAAAGCTTAATGAGCGGTTCAAGGTTCTCAACGAAGAAACATATGGATATATATCCGGTAGCAATGTGAAAGCGGTTGCACAAACATCAACACGGCTTGACAGGAATGAATATAATCTGACACTATCCAGCAAGTATTATAAGAAATATAAAGACCTGATAGAGTTTGAAAAAGAAGCGCAGAAAATCTTTTACAGTATGCCAACAACGAAGGAATACATGAGTGTTTCAACTATAACCCACGAATATGGACATATTCTTGAAGTTGAGATTATAAAAAACAGAATTCCAACAGAAACAATGGCGAAAGCCCGGAAGCTAAAGGCTGAAAATAAAGTGAAAGAGGCAAATAAAATCCTTAAACTGGAAGAAAGCAAGCACGGCAGAGCAATATTCAATGAGATTGTTGGAATAGCGAAGGAAAACAACAAAGAATTTTTGTTGAAAAAGAATCTTAGCCAATACGGATATACAAACGTTTTTGAAGCATTTGCAGAGATTTTCACAAATAGTCAGTGTGGAGCTCCGAACGAGTTAGGAAAGGCAATGCAAATATGGCTGGAAAAGAGGGGGTATTAAGTGAAAGTAGAAAAACCTTTATTTATGAATAATCCGGAATGGTATTATTTCGATGATTCAGAGTTCTGCTATAAACTTACGGATAAAGCCCCTGAAAAAGCCAAACAGAGCTACAAAGAGTATTATTCAGAGGTTTATCAAGGAGGTAATGCATGAAAAAACTAATATCCGCAGTAATATCCCTTGCAATATGT